TTAGTGTTTTTGTTGATACGAACGCACAATTGTTTAGTGCTGCATATAAACCCTTTTCTTCTGTGATTGGTGTACCCATTGCCCATAACCCACGACCTGGTGGTAAGAACTTCATGTTGAAGATTCTCTCATACATATCTTGAGCACTCTTTTGTGCTTGCCATGGATTCCAACCTAACTGATGAGATTCAATGTGGTTCATTTGCATAGAGTAAGTTCCCTCTACAACCCTTTGTACGGTCTCCCACCATCTCTCGTTTTTCCCATTCTCTTTGATTCTTGAGTAGGTACGCATGTAAACCAATTCACCTAATCCATTGAAACCAAATGGTGGTTTCTTTCTTTTGTATTTATTTATAAAATTCTCTGATAACTTAAATTTGTGTTGTCCCATTCTCTGTCCTACTCCTATGTTAAAACTATTGATTTCTTCCGATAAATAAGTATGGTATATATAGTGGAATATACCAATATATTTTATTTTTTTCGAAGTTTTAAAAAGATTTTCTTTGAAGTTTTATTCGAACCCATCTCCATCAAAATCTTTCTTTTTTTGTGCCAATGTTTTTCTAATATATTCATCAGCGTTATTCATTTTTCCTTGTACTTCTTTACCACCTTGTGTGTTGGTTTCATATATTTGAATGAAACCTGTGTTTGTATTTATGGTCGCTGGAAAGGTTATTCCATCAGGCCCAAATCTATTTTTAATTACATGAAACCTACCTGTATTTGCAATCTTATCCTCTACTTTTCTACTCATACTCATCACAAAATCAGCGGTCATAACTTTACTATAATCCTCTGATACTTTTTCAGCTCCAATTACATCTTCTTCTAATGCCGAACGATTTGCTTGTGATGCCGTCCATACTGGTATATCAAACTCACCAGCCATACCTCGTAACTCCTCATAGATATGTCCTAACTGATGTCGTTTCTCATTAAAGTGTTGTGTTGATTTCATAATATCCGCATAATCAACAATAACTAAATCGGGTTTAATACCTCTCATTTCACATTGTTGTAGATGTGCCGTAAGTGTATTCACACTTGCAGTTCTCGTTGGATAATATTTTATTATCAATTCACCTTTTAGTTTTGAAATCTTTTGTTGTACTTCTTCTTTATAATATTGTAAGTTACCTGTTGGTTGTCCACTTACTATTGTATCATATCTTAATCCAACATATTGTGCATTTAACTCTAATGTATAATGAACTACAGTCTTACCTTTGGCAACTGCATGAGCACCCAAGGCCTGTAATGTCCATGATTTACCAATACCAGCTGGAGCTACAATAACACCTAACTCACCACCAGCCAATCCACCATCCATTAAATCATTTACACTATCCCATTGTGTTGGTAAACATAATCTTGTTTGTTTAGTTAATCTCTCTTCTAAACCTGTGATATATTCATGTCCAATATCGGTTTCTACACCTGCTTTCATTGCATCATCTATAATTGTTTTTATCTCATCATATCTTTGAGATTCCAATAACTCAACTGATTCCATGATTGCATTCTTTACAACTTGATTCTTACAAAACTCAAGTGATTTTTCTTTTACAAATTCTAAATCAGGTGATTCACGATGTTGCCAAGCATTTCTTAATGAATCTACAATAGATGTTTTTAATACATCATTATCTACATCATCAATCAAAACCTTTAAGGCTTCCATTGTTGGATTAGTTTTATATTTTTTAAAATATTCTTTTATATTTTTAATTATGAATTTGTTACTATCTGAATCGAAGTAACTTATCTCTATGATATCGAGAATTTGTTTTGTATATTTAACATCAGTAAGTAAAGATGTTAAAATTTTACTTTGAAAGTTTGTTCCGTATTGTGTTAAAGTTTCACTCATTATAACCTATTATTAAGTATCAAGTTTGCCATATAAATCTTGAATTTTTTTATCATAAAATTCACTTCTTTTTTTCTCACGATATCTCTCACGAGCTTTGGCTTTTATTTTATCAGAATTTCTTTTGTAGTGTTCCATTTGCCACTTTCGTTGAGCATCTCGTCTCTCTTTTTCGGTATGATATTTTCTCTTCCTACCCATGTGATTTCTCCGCCATCTGATTTAATCTATTAAATGTTGAATGTAACCAACTATCAAGATTAGGTAAGGCAGTGTATAATTTATCCTCTAAGAACATTCTTTGAAATTTATGTTTAACCAATCTTTGTATTGGAAACTTTACATGGTCTTGGATTTTTAATTTACTACTACCTGATATATTTAACTCATCTAAATCCATTAATTTTTTATTTAAAAATAATGTTTCTCTTTGGTTAATTATATTTTCACATAATTTAAATTGTTTCATTTTAGGTTCAGCACTTTTAAGTAAATCTTCGAGTGTGAACTTGTGTGGTGAACCTAGCCATGGAAACATTTTCAGGAGTGTTTTCAAACCAGCTCCTTTTATACCAGGAATACCATCTGATTTATCACCATCTAATATTCTGTATAATAAAAAGTTTGTTGATGCGATACCATATTCATCTAACACTCGTTCTTCATCATACATCAATTTTTTTGTTGGTGAATAAACACGAATGTTTTTATCTATCAATTGTAAAAAATCTTTATCTGTAGACATGATTGTAGATTTATTATCCTTGAACAAATGTTTTGAACAATAACCAATAACATCATCAGCTTCAATATTATCTTGTGTGATAATTGTTAGTGGTAAACATTCAAGATATTCTATCAATCTATTCAATTGGCGAATCATCATTTTATGTTCTTGTTCTCGTGTGAGAGAAACATCTAAATGACGATTCAACCTAACTGACATTTTTCTTCCCGCTTTGTATTCAGGAAAGATTTTTCTACGGCGGTTAGACCCACCCTTACCATCAAACACTATGATAGTTCGAGTAGGTCTTACCATATTTATAGTGTAACCAATTGACCTTAAAAAACCTACTATTCCACCAATGTGAACCCCATCCTCATTGGTAGTAGGTATCGCTGAAAATACCCTAATAAAAGTATTCAGCCCATCAATCAATAAAACCGAGTCGTTTGGTTCTCCACTATCTACTTTACCGCCAGATTTTTTAATCTCTTCAAGTATTGAAAGATATCGTTGTTTAGTCACCGATAACCTCATCTGTGAATTCTACATCATCAATACCAAGTTTCTCTTTGTATTTTAATATAACCTTATCACAAATGATTTCATATACATACTCTCTTAACTCATCATTACCAGTAATCAACTCTTCCCAATCTTTAGATAGGAATTTATGTTCTTTACCATTATGGTCTGTAAGAGTGTACCAAGCACCACCAACCTTTACTAACTTGTGTTCTTTAAGAACACCCAACCATGCTCCGTAATTATCGATACCTCTATCAAAGTACATATCATAATCTGCATGTCTTAAAGGTGGGCCTAATCTATTCTTTACTATTTGAGCTCTACACTTCATACCCAATACATTTTTACCTGTATCTTTTATTTGTCCCATATTCTTTAAACGAATACGAGTAGATGCATGAAATGGTAATGCCTTTCCACCACTTGTTGTCCAAGGGTCTCCAAACATCACACCGAGTTTTTGTCGTAACTGATTAGTAAATACAAGAGCAACTTTCTGTCTCCCAATCATCTGAGTAATCTTTCTCATAGCCTTACTAATAACAATAGCCTTGGCAGTTGCCCAACCATCTTTATCAAAATCTGCTTCCATCTCAACTTTCGTTGTTGCGGCTGCAAGTGAATCAACTAAGATAGTTACTAATCTGTCTTTATCACTCTCACGAACTTTAGTTACGATTTCTTCGATTGCCTCAAATATATCCTCAACGGTCTCTAAATGTAGATACAACATTTTATTCATATCAATACCAATCACTTGCATAAACTCTTGAGATACAGAAGTTTCAGTATCAATATAAACTGCAACTCCACCTTTCTTCTGAGTTTCTGCGAGGATGTGTGCACCAAGTAGAGATTTTCCACTTGATTCTAAACCATTGATTTCTGTGATTCTACCCACAGCAATTCCACCATTTGGTTTATTTGATATCGCTAAATCTAACATAGAACTACCTGTTGATATAAAATCTTTTATATCAGTAGGTGTTTGGTCTGTACCATCAAGGAAGTACGCAACCTTGTTATCTTTAAACTTTTTATTTAAACTATCGGCCAAAGTATCGGCCAACACATCGTGAACTGATGCCATCCTAATCTCCTTAGTTAATAATGGGAGCCAACATATGACTCCCATATATTGTTATTATTTACGAATTGAATAATTCATCAAAAGCATCACCTGTGTTACTTACTTTAGCGGTTGATAGTTCTTGAGCAGAAACTTTTTCATTTGTTTCTTCCTCAGTAGAATCCTCACTTGGATTCAACCATTCATTCAACACTTCAGTAAGGTCATCATATGATAACTCTTGATAGATTTCCTTAATATCTTGTTGTGTTTTCACAAGTTCAAGAATTTCAGGGTCTTCTGAGATTGGTGTTTGATTAGGTTTTACCCTAATGTTAGTTTTTGGAAAACTCGCACCACTTTCTTCGGCAGTAATAAATTCTACTGATACATCACGACCATTGACAGGGTCTGTTATATCACCATAATCAGGGTCTGCGATGATTGATAATAGTTCTTGATAAACTGTCTTACCAAATCCCCAAAACTTCACTCCTTGTTTCTCTTCCCCACGAACAATTACTGGTGCAAAAGTTCTCATCTTAGCTTCAAGTTTCCTTGATAACTGATAATCTTCTTTACTACCTGAACCTTTTAGTTTTTGAGCAAACTCTTCAATAGGGTCTGGTCTACCAAAAGATATAGGTGAAAGATATGAACGATTGTTCAGATTGTAGTGAAAGAAAAGTTCAATAAAAGGATTATCTTTATTGAATGCGTAAGGAACGATTCGAATTTGAGTTTTACCTGGTTGTGGTTTCCAAAGACTGGAAGTACGATTGTTTGTGGTTTGTAACTGATTTAATCGTTTTTTAATTGCATTTAAATCCATTTTTAACTCCTCATTGTTTTATGTTTATTTGTCATTTATTATTGGTATCATTATCGATACATTAATAAGTATAACCTTGTTTCGTATTATTACAAAATATTTTCATTTTTATAAAAAAAAATGGCCATCTTGTTTTTAAGTTTGTAAGTATAGTGGAAACTAAAAATCGTGTGGCC